GAAACAACAAATCCTTTATCGGAGTTGACGGTACCTTCTTCAACGAAAGTAAAAGTTCCCGACTTGAGTTCACCCGTGTCGGCTGTTCCGTTTGCGTCAGATGACCGCGATGCTGCACCAGAATCGGTAACAACATAGATACCGTTTTCAAGCGCAGTACTTTGGTTCTTTACGAGAACGCGGTCACCAGTAGCAAGAGTTACACCGTCAATGGTGTCGCCATTATTTAGGTCGGATGAAAGGTTAATTGCCGCAGTGGTAGCAACCCTTACGGATTGCTTAACATCAAGACCTTGGCGAGCAGCGTCAACATAACCCTTAGTGGCAATGTGAGCGGCATCTGTTGGTGTGGCAACTTTTGCATTGCCGTTACCGTCACGTTTTACAAGTTTGGAAGCCGTTGCATCAGAGGTGGCGTCTGTGAGCATTTGCCACATTGCGGCTGGCAATAGACCAGCGCTATCGGTATCAGCAACATTGAGAGTGAGGGTGACGGTTCCATTTGATTCTGAGACCGTAAGTGCTTCGGCGATGCCTGCCCCACCACCAGAAACGATGGAGTGAACAGATTTCCTCCATGCGGCGTTGGCATACACCATGAGGGTGTATGTCGCACTATTGAAGTACATCCGTCCTTCAAAGTTGCCCGAAGAAGGGTTGCTAGCAAGAACCTCAAACGTCGCGTTAATCAGTTGATTTTGATTGAGGTTTAAATTTGTTACGAATTTTTGTGCCATTGATTTTAAATCCTCACGTCAAATAAACAAAACCAGAAAATGGTGCTGAAAAAGATACGGTTATACTTGTGTTGCTATTATATACTACATCACCAACCACCACTGTTCCCGCACTGTCCACTACCGTGACAGAAGGTCTCCCACCTAACTCGTGAGTTATGTTCCAAGTAGATGATGCGCTACTTTGGGTATGGATCTTTCTGTCATTAAGAACAGCGGCATCAATAGTCGCTGAAGACAAAGCAGTAAAAAAGGGCGTATCCGGCCACCCTGTCTCAGTTTTCGGACCATAAAAATCACCAGTAGCCGTATCAATGTAGATGTCGCCGACATTCCCATAATCTGAGGCAATAGAGGGCATTTAGATCTCAATCTCTATTTCCCAAGGCACACCAGCGCCATATCTAACATTGGGATTGCTTGCAACACCCGGCAATTTAACCTGAATGATGTTGGGTTCTTCTCTAGATATCTCAACGATGTTTCGTCGGTCTTCAACAACAACATTAAAATCAGCGTTACCCATAGTAAGTTGGGTGGATAGATCACTCACCTTGACACCTCTTTTTCAAGTTTGAACTCTCCTCTGACTACCTTGTAAACATCGCCTGTAGCGGTTTTGACTATCTCCAAGTCATAAACCCCGCTCTGTGTAAGCGCCGCAGTCTCAACCGCAGTCAAATTCAAGGTTATTGTTCCAAGAGAACCGTTGATGGTGATTCGCCCGTTGGCAGTGGTTAGGGACACAATCGTGGACGAGGCATCAAGCGTGCGCCGAACTTCCATGCGAGCCGTGTAGCCCACCAAAGAAAACACGGTTCCTTCGGCAGTTTTGATTTCAAGGGTACGAGTAAAAGTAGACCCCTGATCGCACACAATATTGTATTTCCCTGCAAGCATCAGTCCTCAATCTGTAAAGCAGTAAAAACTGCCACCACCTATCAAGAATACAACACTTACCCGTATTAGATTTGAAGCGTTAAGCCTTTTTCTTGCTTTTTGCTTGAGCATCAACGATTGCTGTAACAGCCGAGAAAATCGCTGTCGTGTTCTTGTCGCCGATCTTGGTTGAAACCCAAGCAAGGGCAGTCAGAGCAACAGGCATGATTACAGCCACAACTTCAGCCGAAACACCCCACTTGTTAGCAAGATATCCAAGACCACCCAAAAGGGCGCCTTTGACAGCCTGATCGCTTACATTCGCTTTAATATTCTTGTCCATTGTTTTCCTCCGTTATAGGGAATTGGTACTCTCCTGCACGCATCATTTCCATTGCGGTTTCTAGCATCCCATTGGCAAGCCATGGGGTCATTGAATCCGAAATGGTTAGTACCAACTCTTGATTAGAGTCAGATACTATTTCTGCGATAAGCACAAAATTGGTTACAAGATTTTCAGGTAAAGCCCCCCGAAGGAGTTCTTCAACTTCTTTATCCACAGAAGTTTCATTTTTTTCTTCTTCCATGAATCCTCCAATTTTGGCTTACCTACATATTCTACATCACGCAGTCAGTGTGTGGGTGACAAGCATTCCAAGAGGTCTTGCAGGTTCAATTAGAGTTAAAATAATACTGTTGGATGTTCCTACATCTTCAGGTACGGTTCCGTAAGTTTCGGCTTGGCTCGTTGTGAAAGCAACAGAATTTTGTGTCATGGTGTAATTGACAACTTTTGCTCCCGTGAGATTTCTTTGGATGGCTCCGATCATGGAATCAAGAGTCCCCGCATTATGCCCGTAGTAGCCAGTCTCTACCTGCCAGCGGGCAAAAGAGTCAATACCAGCAGGAAGCCCACCAAGGTTGATGGCATCATTGCCAAGAACATCACCTGAATCTAAAAGACTGTCGTTTAACGCAAATATTTCCCAACCAACACCTTCAGTAGAGGGCTGATATGTCACCAATATTGGTCGTCCCCTGAATTGTGCAAGGTAAGTTAAGTAAGCAGAGTCACATACTTGAGGATTCACAAATGTGCTTAATGTGCCCAAAACATTTGGATCTCCACCTTCACTGCTGTCAACATATTCAAAAGAATTAGACTTTGTTAAAACATTATTTGCTTCAGAAGTCATTACATCAACAAGACGAGATAGTGGGAACGTGGGTTGGTTTGTTGAATAATTTGCAGTATCTGATTCAAGAAAAACTTCTGGCAAATATTCTAAAACACTAGTTAAAAAGTCGTTTGAAAAAAGTCTTAAAGATGCATGTGCTGTCGGTCTGGAAATATTTATATATGCACCTGTCGTGTCTGCAAAAACAACACGCAGTTGTAGTTGAATTGCCCATCTGCCCGTATCAGGAATTTCAACAGGAACCGACCTAATTAGTTGCCACTTTGGTGTGTCTGTTCCACCAAGAGCAACAACTAAAGAACCTTCATTACCAACAACCTGAGTGAATGGATCTACAAAAGAAAATGATGAAGTGTTTTCGTCAAAGGTAACTTCAGATAAAATAGTTTTAAAAAAGACGGTGCAGTTTTTTGATGGTTTCACCCACATGAAAGACTCAATGTAATCTTGGTTATCTATCGGAAGCGTCAAGGCATATTGAGAAGGGACGCTTGCCGTAGTCGGATAACTATTAAAACGAACATAATTTTCTGAACTTGATGGCACAAGTTTAAGAGAACCATATTCGGCGTCCTGATAATTGACCGCGTCAAGAGAAAGAGTTCCGTCAGATGTCCACAGATCATCAATTCCCGCAGCAAAAACAGCGGGTTCTAAAAATGTTCTTTCAGTCTCGTCAAGGTAATTGAATATTACTCCCATGTTTATGAAGTCGCTATCGTTGTGCAGTTGCCGATGGGTATAGCGCCTTTTTCAAGAATTGTTACATCATTTGTAGAGTCGGTTGCAAAACTTGTAGATCCCGTAATAGAAACATCCATGGAATCAACATATTTCACGCCTACAACTTTAGAAGCAATAGTAATCAAATATAGGTGATTTACACTTTCCGAAAAATCCCAACCAGCGATAGAAAGATAATTTTCTATCGCTAGAGAAACAGCGCTTCCAACCTCGGTAGTTGAGTAGTTCGGTTCTACAATAACTTCTGCCGCTACTTCAACATTGAAAGTATTCATGTCGTGAAGAAAAACATTCAAACCAGCAACAACACGACCCTCTATGTCTTCTTCAATGATCAATTTTTGGGCGGTTGACAAAGCGGCGCCAGCCGAGTCGCACATAGAAATAGTGACCGCACCACCAACATCTGCTGTTGCAAAAAGCATTCCATCGCCAAGAACCACACTTCCAACAGTGGTTGCCGCAGTAGCAATATTGCCGTTGGTTCTTGCGTACCTAAATGTAGTAGTTGATGGCACGACAGTTATTGTGTATGTTCCGTTGTATACGGCGTTAGCCATGTCTGCGACATCTACAACATCACCCACAGAAAATCCGTGCGCATATCTAGTCGTCAGGGTAACGACATTGGAAGTGAGCACAGCATTGGTGATGTCGTTTTCTTTTGCTTGAGTTAAATCATAAACCTTAAACCTTGCAACGGTCGGGTAGTTGATCGCAATATAGTTAGTCAACTGAGATGCGGTTGTAATTGCACTGCTCAAAGAACCAAGAAAGGTGACTGCTCGGTTAAAATATTCTTCGTCCGTTTCGGTATCAGTACCAACGCTTGCAAGGGCAGTCAGAGTTGCCGAAAGAATAAATGGAGTACTTGAAATAACCGTCAAACTAGATCCAATAGGAATGTCGGGATACAAAGACGGATCAGATGCCGTAACGGAAACAGAACCAGTTGTAGCCCCCGAAGCAATTGTTATGTCGTTAACTGTTTCATAAAGAAATTGAGTCAACGCACCCTCAGAGTCGTAAACATCAAAAGAGAAAACAGTACCAGAAGCAATCGTCGCGCCTGTATTCACCGAAAGTTCAATCAGAACAGTTCCCGTTGACGCTGTGGCTTCAATTCGGTCAAAGCCCATCAACTTCAACAAACCTTCCATCAAACCATCTGGTAAACGGTTTATGGTTGCGATCAGACTTCCCGTAGAGTAAGCAACAGATTCAAGGAGCGCATTTTCAATTGTGCCAGTACGAGGAGAAAATTCAGGGAATGAGGTTTGAGCATACTCAACCGCTTCGTCATATACATCAGTAATTGACTTATCGTTAACTGTTAAATCAATATAGTCTGAAAAATCTGGTGATGGCATGGTTTTTAGATCCGTTCAAATTTGATTGCTAAATTTAATTCGCCGTTATTATTTGGTGTTGCATCAACGCTCGTTATCCTCACTTCGGGTATCAAATTACCTACCCGTACACCAACCTGCCTTGCTTGCTTGGCATCAAAAGTTGGATCTTTGGTTCCGTAAAAAGTTGAAATAGGTAAAGAATTTGGCTCAATCTGAATGGCAAAACCAATCAGTGTCGCAAAATACTCATCTGAGTCGTCTTTGATTGTTTCCATCTCAAATGACTCTTTTTTAAACCGTATCGGTAACCTAATCGTGTTCATAAAGACCCAACAATCACACCTTCATCAAGGGAACCATTCAATAATACAACAAGAACGCGAGCCCCCACATCGGGCAAGGTTAAAGTGGCGTTATAGACCCCCGAAATACTTGTGGTAGTTGCGGATAAAGACACACCAGTAACGACAGTCGTACTAGAAATAGTTCCCGTTGTTGTCGTAATTGTTTGTTTTACGGGAGTGGCTACAGGGAAGGTGAACGGAGCCATGAACCGATATGGTCCCAGTTGAGCATCACTATTGAGGGCTGTGATCCTAACAAAACCAGTTCTTGTGGCGTCATTTTTGGCAGTCAAAACACCAAGATGAATTGATGAAAATTCAGCAATGGAGGTCGCAGCCGAATCAGCGCGAGACATCCCATCTATCGCATCTCCTCCTATAAATGACATATTTTATCCCTACCCAATCACTGTTGTTTCTGAAACTTTTTGGTCAATTTTCTTTTTATCGTCCGGTGCAATTTTTTCTAAAGTTGCAAAACTTATATTTACAGGCTCAGGTTCGCCGTACTTATATTGCACCGATGTAATCAAATACGCTGTTTCGTCAAATCCTTTGATTCCATAAACTACTACAGTCATTCCCGCTCTTATATTGTAGGCGCTTCCGATGTTCTGCTCGTACTTGTCACCGACCCAAATGTTGGCAGAACCTTCAGACTCCTTTGGACTATCCATTGATCTGCGCATTTCGGGTACATCGGTGAGATAAAAATTCATTTTGTCGTCATTTGGGTATTTGAGGGGAATAAAAAACAAAGAACGAGTTTCTTTTTTCCCATCAGCCGTAGTGAATGTGTAAGCAGGTGTTTTTTCTATACCCCAACGACCAAGAAGCCAGTTAGGGGAACCATAAAATAATGTGGGTATCGGAGGTTTTGAAACATCCAGTCCTTCCACCGCATACATTACGAAACAAAGGTATTGAAGGTCTTTTGCTGAACGGACAAGAACGTCAAACACGGATTCCTGATTTTTATCTGTTTTCACCTTAATGGTGGTGGTTTTGATACCTTTGGGGGGTTGCCCTATGAAACCTAAACCAAACTCTTTTGCAACCTTCTGCGCAAATTCGTAGCCTGTGGTGGATTTAAATGCTTGAGGTTTTTTGTTAAGTTTCATTCGTTGAATTGCTTCAGTGCGTAACTCCAAAGTAATTTTGAAATACTCACCTTCGCCCTTGGAAATTTCATGGCTAGCAATCATGTATCGTTCTGTCATTGTTCCATCATTAAATAAACAGATGTTGCTAATAGCAAAATAATTAGCGTTCCACATGGCAAGTTTTTCGTCCACTAATTCAACTGTCACCTGAGAAGCACCATCAATTGTGTAACTCACGGTGATACTTGTAACATGTTGGGCTATTTGGCGAACCGCTTCTACCTTATCATGCCCGACGATAATTAATGTTTTGTCAGAAATCATTGGTTAGCCACAATAATTGGGTTGACCCGGTTTAATTTGAATAAGTTTTGGTGTTCCATCTGCTTTCTTTGCCCCTGAAGGGTCATTGCATAACATCGGTTGTTTTCCTTTTTGAGAAAGAATAATTGTTCCACCTGTATTCTGTACTTTATTTGAAACTTTGTTGACCGTATCACCAACTACTTTTTTGGTAGTGCTCATGTCCTTGTTTGTCTCTTTTTTGTAAAACAAAGGTGGAATTAACGCAATATTGATATTCGGATTTCGGTTTTCAACCAAACTAAGTTTCACATTCGCGCTAGTGATTGAATTCTCTTTATTTCTTCTAGTCACATCAATGCTCATCTCGGTGATAGAGAAAAACAAACCACTCAATCTTTCTTTACTCATATTTCTATAAACAAAAGGAGTACGGGTAAAAATATCATAATTAACCAACTCAAAAACTTTGTCACTACTTGAAGCAAATCTTCGTAAAGCAAAAATTTGTGAATCAACACTCTGTATAAGACCGTCACCGGGATGTGCGATAAGTGCCGTGAAATCAATGGTCATAAGTTTGTGGGATTTGAAAGCAACAATCGGTGTGGTGCCCGGACGATCTATTTGAACCATTTCATCCGACAAACTTCCGATATTTATTTCCCTAGGACTATATGGAAAAACAAAATCTTCCTCTATGTTCGCGTTTGATGACCTCATACGCAAAATAAGAGGCAACGCGCCCGGTGTTGAAGAAGAGAGACGATCAGCCTCTGGTGTCGGATCTTTTAATCTCACCCAAACAGTTAAAGTTTTAGCCATAGTTCTTTACCTAGGTTTCTCACGAGTTTTTGGACGTTGAGCCAGTGAGAGCGCCCGTAGTGCTACCGCGTTCTTTTTGTTCACGAATAGCCTTAGTGATAACCCTCTCAATTTGATCAATGGTTTTACCATCTAACATTGACGCAGTGATGTTCAACGTTGTCAAGAATTGCTGATTTGATGCTGGATTCGCAGGAACGGTGTAAGCATTTGGTGTTCCAGTTATTCCTCTTGCGTTCCTTTCTGCGGGAGACATGGTGCCAGTTGCCCCTAAGAGGTTTGGTGCAATAGTCCCCGTTGTCAGCAGGGCGTTTGTTTGAAGTGCGTTTACGCTTCCATCCGCCGAAGATTGCGCATCAATAAGGTTTTGCAAAAATCCTGCGTCAGCATTAGGACCAGTCATCTTTGATGTAATAAACGACATGATTCTTTCCCCATTTAAAGTGCCGTCCGCGTTTTTGTAACCATCTAACGCTTGGTTGCCTCCAAGAAGTGTCGCCAATTCTGTACTATCAATATTTTTTAGCAAACCCTCAGCACTAATTCCAGCACTAGCAGCCGTGGTTCGCAAATATTCTTTTTGAACATCAGTTAAATCTTTGAAAGAATCAGTTGTCAACTCTTGCTCTAAAGTGGCGAAGGCAGTACTTATACCACCAACATCACCAAAAGTAGCAACATTGAATTGCAACAATTGTTCAAGAAATTTATCTGCTGTTGCCTCGGTATAGCCACCTGTTAAAATTGATTGCTGAGTAGCATCAACCGCTTTCCCGGCTTCCGCTGCTTGTCTTTTTTTGTCAAAATAACTCATTGATTCAGATACCGCAAAAGCACCAATATTCGCCCAAGCAACCTTGATAAGTCTTGCTTTTTCCTCAGCAGTTTTACCGACAAGATCAAGAACATCACGG